TCTTATGCAGAAGACGCTGCTGACAATTATGTGTTTGGGATAAAGAACTAATATGGCTAAAGCAAATTGGAGTACTAATCAACCTACAAATTTAAACTATTTGTCACCGGTTAATTTTGATTTATCAATCAATAAATTACCTAAGACTAGATATTTTTGTACAGGTGTAACAATACCAAATATGATCATGAGTGAAGCTATTCATGATACTACTTTAGCTATTCAGTCAGCTTTACCTGGTGGTAAAATAACATTCGATCCTTTATCTGTAAAATTTGTTGTTGACGAAGATATGACAAATTATCAAGAGATATATAATTGGATCATGGCATTAGGACCAGGTATTGATACAGACGATTTTGTTGGATTAGTAGAAGCTACTAAAGGTAGTGAAAGAAAATTCAGTAACGCGAAATTTGAAAATATGTATTCAGACGCTAATTTAATTATTAATACATCTTCAAACAATGCCAATATTGAATTTCAGTTTGAAGACTGTTTTCCAGTAAGTTTAGGTAGTATTGACTTTACTACTGATGCACAAGGAGTCGAGTACGCTATTTGTGATTTAACATTGAAATATACTTTATTTAAAGTAAAAACAAGTACTTAACATTGACAAATCAGCGAAAGCTGTTATAATTATAGTATGAACTTAAAAAATATTCAAGATATGTGGAAAGACGATTGTGTCATTGATGACATAGAACTAGACGCGTCTTCACTAGAAGTACCCAGATTACACGCTAAATACACCGAACTTTTATCTGAAAAGAAATTAGAAGTTGTTCGTTATGAAAGAAAAATGAAAGAACTCAATAAAGATAAATGGTTATGGTATGGTGGTAAAATGTCTAGAGAACAAATAGAAGAAAAAAATTGGGACTATGATCCGTTTGATGGATTAACAGTTCTTAAATCTGATTACGATAAATTTACAGGTTCTGATCAAGATATACAAGATTTAAATGATAAACTTGAATATCTTAGAATAACTGTAGATGTTCTAACAGATATTGTCTCTCAAATAACTTGGAGACATCAAACAATAAAGAATATTATAGAATGGCGGAAGTTCATGGCAGGCTCGTAGTAGCCAAAACAGACGAAGTATATCTTACAGTCTCAGCAGAAGATTCAATTAGAAAAGAACTTTCAGAATTCTTTAAGTTCAAAGTTCCTGGTGCAGAATTCATACCAGCTGTTCGAAAAAGATTTTGGGATGGTTACATTCGTTTATTCAATCTCAATACAAATAAAATCTATCTTGGTTTATATGATTATCTTGAAGAATTTTGTGAAGAAAGAAATTACTCTATAGAAGGATATGAGAAAGATACTGATATCTTTACTATAGAAAGATTCGAAGAAATCGTAAAAGACATACCATTAGAACTTAGAGATTATCAAAAAGAAGCTGTAGCGTTCGCTGCTCATAATCAAAAATGTATATTAGTATCTCCGACTGCTTCAGGTAAGTCATTAATGATATACAGTCTAATTCGATATAATTTTTTAAAGAAAAACAAAAAAGCACTAGTGATAGTACCAACAACATCATTAGTAGAACAAATGACTAAAGATTTTCAAGACTACGGATTTAAAGGTGACATAGCTAAAATCTATGGTGGTGATAAAGGTTCTGATGCACCGATTGTAGTAACAACATGGCAGTCAATGATGAGAATGCCTAAAGATTTTGGAAATCAATTTGGTATGGTCATTGGAGATGAAGCTCATTTATTCGCTGCTAAGTCATTAACAAAAATTATGGAATCACTTACAGATGTAAAATACAAGATCGGAACAACAGGTACATTACAAGAAACAAAGACACATAAATTACAGTTAGAAGGTATGTTCGGACCAGCTCATTTTGTAACAACATCAAAAGAACTTATGGATGAAGGTACATTAGCTAATCTTAAAATAAAATGTTTAGTATTAGCTTATTCTGATAACGAAAGAAAGTTAGTTAGTAAAATGAGTTATCAAGAAGAAATGGATTGGATAGTTCGAAATGAGACACGAAATAAGTTTATAAATAATTTAGTAAAAGATATGAATGGTAATACTCTAGTGTTATTTCAGTTTGTTGAAAAACATGGTAGACCATTGTATGAACAAATAGAGAAACTAAAACGAAAAACATTCTTTGTATTCGGAGGCACCGATGCTATTGATAGAGAAAAAGTTCGTGAAATAGTTGAAAAAGAGAAAGATGCTATAATTGTCGCGTCGTTTGGTACATTTAGTACGGGTATCAACATCAAACGATTACACAATATTGTTTTCGCTTCACCAAGTAAGTCTAGAATAAGAAACTTACAGAGTATCGGTAGAGGTTTGAGAAAATCAAAAGATAAAAGTGAAGTAGAATTGTATGATATAGCTGATGATCTTTCATGGAAGAAAAACATGAATTATACTCTCAATCACTTTTCAGAAAGAATAAATATCTATAGTACAGAAAACTTTGATTATGAAATTCATTCAGTAAGGATACCCGAAAATGATAGACCAAAATAATACAAAATATCAATACATAAGATTTAAAGATGGTAAAGAGATATTCGCTATGGTAAGTGAGATAGATAATAAATTACAGTTACATCTACCTATGAACATAATGTGTAAAGCTTCAGGCTTAGGCACTGGCATTGTCATGCACTTAGGTCCAATGATTCCGTTTACTATGGATGATACTGTTACAGTAGAATTAAAAGATATTACTGTTAGAACATCAATTTCAGATCAATATATTTCATTTTATGACGAAGCTTGTACGACATGGTTAGATGTAAGAGAAAATGATAAAATAGATGTAAGAACACCAGTTCAAGAGTTTAAAGAAAAGAAAGAATCGATAAAACAGCTCATAGCTGAAAGATTAGAAAGAGATTTTACAAATATATTTGAAGAATATGATGAATATGAGGATGATTATGAGAACTTATTACCAGACCCGAATGAAACGATACATTGATTTAATAATATACATTACACTATTTTCTTATATATTTTATGTATTTTATGGTCTTCTTATATAATATACTATCCTTTTCACCGACTACATCTTATTTTCTCATGAGATCGCAAATCGGTCAAGTAAAAAAATGAAAAAAACGAAAAAAAAATTTATTCATGTAAATCAACATAAGATTAAAGCTAATTTGAAACATGGTACTAATGAACCTGTAATAACAATTAAACAAGGCAGCACTAATACATATTGTCACGAAGTTAAAATTTTAGGCGATAGTATAGTAAGATATGGTGGTAATGATAAACCAATATTACCTTGTGGTGCTAGAGTAGTTATAGAAACTACAGCCGAAATAGAAGTAAAACCTTGACATATCAGCATATGCAAGTATAATAGATATATGACTAGAGAAAAAAGACAAACTAAAGCGTCAGTTCACTATGTAAACAATAAAGAGTTTACTGCAGCTATAATTAAACACAATTTAGCTTGTAGAGAAGCTATAAAAAACGGTGAAGAAAAACCTAGAGTAACAGAATACATTGGAGAATGTATCTACAAAATCGCTACTAGACTATCTACTAAACCTAATTTTATAAACTATTCATATCGTGATGAAATGATATGTGATGGTATTGAGAACTGTTTACAATACATTGAAAACTTTAAAGAAGAAAAGTCAACTAACGCGTTTGCTTATGTTACACAAATTATATACTTCGCTTTCTTAAGAAGAATACATAAAGAAAAGAAACAAGCCGCTATAAAACAGAGAAGTATAGAACAAGCAGGAGTTCTATTTGATACATTAGATACAATGGACGGTGATACAACAGGTATGTCTAATTCTTATGTTGATTTTCTACAAGAAAACATGAACCCTATAAATTACAAACCTCGAGGGTCAAAGAAAAAAGACGACAAATAATACATTATGAAAATAGCTTTGCTAAACGATACTCACGCTGGAGTTCGTAATAACAATCAAATGTTTGCAGAGTATCAAGGGAGATTCTATACAGAAGTATTCTTTCCATACTTAGACAAACACAACATCAAAAACATTATACATCTTGGAGATTACTTCGACAGAAGACGAGATGTAAATTTCTATTCTTTACATAAGAATCACGAACATTTCATTCAACCTATGATTGAAAGAGATATTACTATGGATTTAATCGTAGGTAATCATGATATCTATTTTAAATCAACAAATGAATTGAATAGTCCTGATTTCTTACTTAAGAGTGATAATATCAATATATTTACTGATCCTATTACAAAGAACTA